CAGAAACGTCGTGATGCAGAGAGTAAGGATCTCGTTAAGAAGTATTACGAGGCTAAGAAGAAACGCGCTGAAATCAACGAAAAAAACCGAGAAAAGTCCATCAAGCACTTTACCCGTAACGTACGTACAGCACGTACTGGCGGAAAGATGGACTCTTGTTGCCGTGGTGATGGCGTTGCTCAGCGCGGTAAGACCCGAGGCAAGGTCGTATGATGGCTTCCCGAGGCATGGGCGCGATTAGTCCGAAGAAGATCCCCCGTGCCAAACGGCGGGGGGACAACGAGATTGTTGAGGGTACTGATCGCCCCATCCGTCACGCCAAGGGCGGTAAGGTCAAGAGCAAGGTCAACGAAGCTGGTAACTACTCCAAGCCCGGTATGCGTAAAGCATTGTTCAACAGCATCAAGAATAGTGCTGTGCAGGGCACGGCGGCAGGCCAATGGTCGGCTCGTAAGGCACAGTTGCTGGCTAAGCGGTACAAAGAGAAAGGCGGCGGGTACAAGTCATGAAGGCTCCGCAGCAGTCATTAAAGGCATGGACTGCCCAGAAGTGGAGGACGAAAAGTGGTAAACGATCTTCTGATACGGGTGAAAGATATCTACCAGAGGCTGCGATCAAAGCTCTCAGCCCTGCTGAGTACGCCCGAACCACTGCCGCCAAGCGAAAAGGCAAAGCCCAAGGCAAGCAGTTCGTCGCCCAGCCCAAAGGCATCTCGCAAAAAACCCGTGCGTATCGTCAAAGGGGCAAGTAAGAAGTGATCGAACCAAACGACATCGAAATGTTTAAGGCGCAGGTTCAGGCCGAGTTAAATCGGCTTGAGGCCAAGGCGTCTGCGAAGACTGTTGCTGGTAAAGCGATTGGCAAAGACGGTCTAAAGTACATCACGGCCATCGTCGTGATCGGTGTTGTTTCTAGTCTTTTCTTGGATAACGACAAGATTGCCGCCGTCATGGGTTTGCTTGGTGCGTCTCTAACCGCCTTGATCTCAATGCTGAACGGGATTGCAGGCACGGTCGAGAAGGAAGAGAAACCAGAATTTAAGGTCATCAACGAACTTATCGCCAAACTCGATAAACTGGATCGGAAAGAAATGCCGATGCGAGTGGACGTTGAGGGCGATCATGTCACCGTCACCAAGGGTGACGACGTAGTGACAGCGAGGAAGTAATGGTAGACAAGACTACAGCTACGACAGACTTCAACCTCGACCTCAATACGATCATCGAAGAGGCGTTTGAGCGTTGCGGTGCTGAACTGCGTACGGGTTATGACTTCCGTACGTCGAAGCGTAGTCTTGCTTTGCTCCTGATGGACTGGTCAAACCGAGGCATTAACCTCTGGACGCTAGAGGAGGGCACCAAGACGCTGACCTACAACCAAGGGACGTACGATCTGCCCGTGGATACGGTTGACTTGCTTGACCATGTGATTCGCACGGGGTCTGGATTGAATCAGCAAGACATCAACATCAGCCGTATTTCGTCCAGCACCTACGTCTCCATCCCGAACAAGAATGCGACGGGTCGCCCGATTCAGATTTGGATCAATCGACGTACGGGAGCCACGGGTGCGGATAACGTCATTGTCTACCCGCAGTTTACGGTGTGGCCGAAGCCCGACAACAGCACAACTTGGATTCTGTATTACACCCGTCTTCGTCGGATGTTTGACCCCGGTACGGGCGTGAACGGACAGGATATCCCGTTCCGGTTTTTGCCCTGCATGGTGGCGGGTCTGGCCTATATGCTGTCGATGAAAATTCCCGGCGCGGAAGCTCGCACGCAAGTTCTGAAAGCCCAGTACGACGAGGCTTGGGACTTGGCGGCGGGTGAGGACCGAGAAAAGGCGGCGGTGCGGTTTGTCCCGCGTGAGAGCTTCTTGGGTGGCTACTAATGCCAAACAGGTTCGCAAGTGGCAAACACGCGATTGCGATGTGCGACCGGTGCGGGTTTCAGTACAAACTGCGCCAGTTGAAGTCGATTGTGATCAAGACCAAGAACGTGAATATCTTGGTCTGTCCGGAGTGCTGGGAGCCTGACCAACCCCAGTTGTCTCTTGGTCTGTATCCTGTGGATGACCCGCAGGCTCTACGGAACCCGAGACCGGACACGAGTTACTTTGCGGTCGGTAATGACGGTGCCAATGGTAGCCGTCAGATACAATGGGGCTGGGCACCCGTGGGCGGGGCCAGAGCGGATGATGCCGGACTGACGCCTAATGATTTAGCGCCGTTCGGTGAAGTAGGAACGGTGACGGTCGTTACGACCTAGGAGACTGAGATGGCTATGACTTTGAAGGAACACGCCAAACTTCCGGCGAGCAAGGCTCACGGCAAGAACGCTAAAGGCTTTCGTGCTGGTGGCAAGACCAACGCTGAGATGAAGAAGTACGGTCGGAACATAGCGAAGGTGATGAACCAGCGCAGCCCGGTGCGTAAGTCTTCTGGCCCGAGGTAAGTGCCATGAAAGAACTGAACCCCGGCAAGATCAAGCCGAACACCGACTCGACTGGTGAAAATGGCTATCCTGAAAAGGATGTCAACAAGGGCGTCACCCACATGGATATGAAGGGTGCTGGCGCTGCCACCAAGGGTAAGAAGTTCGTCTCGCAGATCAATTTGCAGAACAACGGTAAAGTGCGAGCAGGCTGGAGCTAATGAACTACTCAGAACTTTCACAACTGATTCAGGACTACTGTGAGTCTACGGAGCAGAGCTTCGTGGCGAACATTCCTACTTTTGTGGAAGTTGCTGAGCAGCGCATTTACAACACGGTCCAGTTACCTGCTCTTCGTAAAAATGTCACCGGTTCGATGAGCAACGGGAATCAGTACATGTCCCTGCCGTCCGACTGGCTCTCGACGTTGTCGATAGCGGTGATTGACGGTACGACCGGTGAATATGAATACCTGCTGAATAAGGATGTGAACTACATCCGGGCTGCGTATCCGTTCCCGGCGTCTTCGGGCAAGCCTAAGTACTACGCCATCTTCGACTCAACGACGATGCTGCTGGGGCCGACTCCGAACGCAAACTTCACTGCTGAACTGCACTACTACTATTACCCGGTATCCATTGTGACGGCAGGAACGTCGTGGCTTGGTAATAACTTTGATTCTGTGTTGCTCTACGGGTCGTTGCGCGAAGCGTACACTTACCTGAAGGGTGATGCGGATCTGTTGCAGAACTACGAGCAGAAGTACCAAGAAGCCCTTGGTCAGTTGAAACGCCTCGGTGACGGGCTGGATCGTCAGGATGCGTACCGTTCTGGACAAGCTAGGGTACCGGTGACATGAGCTTCGTAGGCGGATCAGAAATTGGAAACGTGTTTGTGCAAACGACTGACCATCGTGAGCACACCGTTGAAGAGATTGCAGAACGTGCGGCTAACCGCATACTCAGTGCCGACTCAAAGGAAGCACTGCATTATTGGCTGGTGAAGTATCTCAGCGAGGCTCAAGTGGCCGAGCGTAAGATGATATGTAAGAAACTAGATCAACAAGGCTATGCGGAAATCGCGCACTTAATTGGAGACCTCTAATGGCTATTACTCAGGCAATGGCAACGTCGTTCAAGGTCGAGATCCTTGACGGCATCCACAATTTTGGTACCGGCGTCATTCGCGCTTCGACGGCTGCGGATAAGTTCAAGCTGGCCCTGTACACCTCGTCGGCTACGTTGAGCGCCGCTACCACGGCTTACTCTTCGGCTGATGAAGTTTCCTCGTCCGGTACGAACTACCCGGCGGGTGGGCTGACGCTCACGATCTCGCAGGTGCCGACTTCCAGCAGCACGACGGCCTTCATCGACTTCGATGATCTGACCTTCCCGAGTGCGACGATCACGGCCAACGGTGCTTTGATCTACAACGAGACTCAAGGTAACAAGGCTGTTGCGGTGCTGGCGTTTGGTAGTGACAAGACCTCGACGGCAGGTAACTTCACGATCCAGTTCCCGGCTGCTGCGGCTTCGACTGCTATCCTTCGTATCGCTTAATCGGAGGGTTACATGGCCCTCGTGCTTGCTGATCGCGTCCTTGAGACGACGACTACGACTGGCAGTGGGACGATTACTCTGGCTGGTGCTGAGGCCGGATATCAGTCCTTTTCAGCCGTAGGAAACGGGAACCAGACCTACTACACCATCGCAGGCGATGTCGAATGGGAAGTGGGTATTGGCACGTACACCGCATCGGGAACGACGCTCTCCCGAGATACGGTGCTGTCATCAAGCAATAGCGGCAACAAGGTCACGTTCTCATCGGGAACGAAGAAGGTCTTTGTTACCTACCCGTCTGAGAAGTCGGTCAACTTCGGTGTATCGGGCAACATTAGTGTCTCTTCAGCCGTTATTACCGATGTTGGGTACCCGAGTGCAGACTCCGATGCGGCCACGAAGTTGTACGTCGATAATATGTCGTCGGCTGCTCTGCACATTCACGAAGCCGTTGTTCTAACTACCCCAGCCGATTCAGGACGAAACGACAACTACAACAACGGCACTGCGGGTGTTAGCGCGACTCTGACGGCTACGGCCAACGGAACCTTGGTCATTGACAGTACGGTGGCTCAAGCAGCGCAGCGTGTCCTCATCAAGGACTGTGACGATCAGGCTGAAAACGGTATCTACGTTGTAACGACGGTTGGTACGGCTTCAACTCCGTATGTCATGACCCGTGCGGCTGATGCTGATACGTATGGTGAAGGCGGCTCTGATTCGCTTGACCTTGGTAGCTACTTCTTTACGACAGGTGGCACTTCGCAGAAAGGCGCGGCCTACGTCTGTAATACGCCGGGTGTCATTACCTTTGGCTCGACCTCGATTACGTTTGCTGAGTTTAGTCAGGCTCAGGTGTATTCGGCTGGTAACGGCATCTCGATCACTAATAGTACGATTGCGCTTGTCTCGCCTGTTACAGTGGCGACGGGCGGTACGGGAACTACGGCTGCACCGACTAACGGTCAGCTTTTGATCGGTAATGGTTCGGGCTACACGCTTGCTACGCTCACGGCAGGATCAGG